TAATTCAATTTTTTTTAATTGTGGTAATTTTAATTCTACTTGTTTAGGAAACTCAGGTACACGTTTTAAATATTCACCTAATTTCTCAGTCATTTTTTCAAAATTAAAGTTTGTTTTAGCAAAATATGCTTGACGTTTAGCTCCATCAGTATAATTCTTATAATTTTCAAAAACATCTTTTAAATAGAATCCTACTTGACCTAAATCTGGTTTAAACCATTTAAATTCTTTATGTAAATATTGGTTAGCAGCACTTGGATGAACATTATCTAATGTACCATCAATTAAAGGTGTAAATTCTTTATTTAAGAAATCTAAATGACCACTCCAATTAGTTGTTATAAGCGGTTTTTTACTTTGAGTAAATTCAACTAATGGTAAACCATATCCTTCTCCTTTAGTTAAAGAAACCATTGCTTTAATTTTAGGATGATTATAAATTTCATTCATTTCCTCATCTGTAAATTCACCATGTAGTAAATAAACATTTGGTAAATCACTTGAATTTACAGTATCTCTAATCATTTTAATTCGTTTTAAAATCTCATCTCGATCCATATATGATGGACCAACCATACTTGTTTTTAAAACTAATGCTGGTTTATTTTTCTTGTTTTTAAATGTCTCTAAAAACGCTTTAATTAACATACCTACATTTTTTCTATCCTCACCTATATCACCTTGTAACCAATGTCCTACAAATAGATAACAAAATTCTTCTGGTAAGGTATTTAAATCAGCTACTTCTTTATTTGGTTTATCTAAGAATTTATAGATATTAGTATCCATACCTACAAATAATACTTCAACAGGAGTTGTTAATTCAATTGTTCCTTCATAAGCTTTAGTTTGAGGATTTTGTTTTTGATATTTAGAAACCTCAAATGCTTTTTTACCATGCTCAGATGATACTAATACTAGATCCATTCTATTACATCCTTCAACCCAATCACCTGGTACTAGATCTGTTTCTAATCCTGCTGTAATTCCAATATTGTATTTACCTACTTTTTGGAATTCAGTTGGAATTGTCATCCAAATAAAAATGTCAGGTTGTGATGTAAGTGGACCTTGCATCATATATTTATTTAAAAATTCCCATTCAGGATTATCTTCAATAAATCCTAAAGGTGTATTTCCCCAACCACAAGGAATAATTTTAATATCCCACTCGTCTTTTTTTAATTCAATTATTGATTTAGTAGTGTCACGAGCTAAACTACCATATCCTGATAAAGTATCTACGGGTGCGTAGATTACACAACTATTTTTACCGTTCATATTAATATACTAATTTATGGTTTAAAACTTTCTTTTGAATATTTTTTGTATTGATAAGTTCAAATTTCTTTCTTGGTGTCCAAGTAGCAAACAATTCATCTAAATTTTCAATAATTCGTTTACCCATTTTCTCACCTGTAAATCCTGCTTCATCACTTAAAGCCCATTCACGACCTTTTAATCCTCTTGCTTTACGTTCTTCTTTAGGTAAGTCATAAACTGCTCTAATTTGTTTAGCAGCATCTTCTGATGTACATCTATCATCCCAAATGTAAGGTGTAATTGGAGATCCTTGAATTGAACGATTAGTTGGATAAACCGGAAACGCCCACTCACCACATTCTTTTAATGTACCATTATGGTTTGAAGGAAAATCAGCATCAAAATCTACCCATTTACCATTCTTAACAAAACGCATTTGATCTTGCATTCCACCAGTTACATTTGCAATAATTGGATTTCCTGATAAAATAGCTTCTGTTAATGATAATCCCCAACCTTCATTACTTGTTAATAAAATTTGAACATCACTTAAGTTATATAATAAACCCATTTGATCAGGTCCTAAACCTGGAGGTGTAAATATAATATTGTATTTTGGATTATTGTCAAATAAAAACTCACATACTGCTCCTAAATCAGTTCCATTATCATCTACTACGTGAGTATGAAGCATAAAGGCACATTTTTTAGCTTGTTCTTCAGGTAATGAATCAATAAAGAACTTATATGCTACTAATGTATCTGGGATTTGTTTACGGCGAATATTTCGTGAATTGAAGAATAAAACAAAATCATATTCTTTTCCTTTAAAGATTTGATTTTTAAATTCTTTAAGTCTAAGATCATTTTTATCCATTGGTTTAAAGATATCTTCATTTAAACCATGAGGAACATACTTAATAAGTTTATCCTTAGCTTTTTCTTCACCTAACACTAATTTATTAATGTTAACTGTTTGTTTAGAAATACCTAATAACGCATCACATGCTTCATAATAAGGTCTATTATACATTGGAGCAGGATAATCATCCCAAATATTTAGATAAATGATAGGAATTTTTCTTCTAATTTCATTTTCTACTTGAAATAACCACATAAAATATCTTGGATCAGTGATCAAAAATATAGCGTCTGGTTTTTCAGCTTTAATAAGATGTCTAATAAAATTAGCATCTCCATATCCATCTACAGGATACATTATAACAGAAGCATCATTTAATCCTGTATTGTTATTAGTATCATTTGATAGATCTAATCTTTTTCCTTTATCAGGATGGTTGATTGCACCTGCAACTTGAACCCAATTAAAATGTTGAGCAGTATTAAGAACCATTTCTCGAGCAACAGTTGCTACTCCAGAATAAACTCTTAAATCGTCACAAATTAATAAGATTTTTTTCCTCTCATTTTGAGGTAAATAAGCAAAATTTGAATTCATAAACTTTTATTTTTAGTCTTTAATTTTTAGGTTAGTAGTGTTTGTTAATTGTTTTCTAAAACTTTCATCGTTAAGATACAAATCCATTGCTCGATTAACAAGTTTATTTAATGAAAATTTTCGTTTAACACACTCTATTTTAAAATTGTCAAATAAGTCTTTATCGACTTTTACTGATGTTAATTGTGTATTGTCCATAACATTATTTTTGTTTACGTATATACATATATTAGGATTTATCTAAAATCGCAGAGGAACATAAATCTTTTTTATCTTTGTAAGGACAAAACATACAACTGTTTTTTGATGGAGTTGGTTGATGATCTGTTGATTTAAATGAACCATCTATACTAAATACTTCTTCTATAAATGAATTTAAAGCATTTTTAGCCTTATTCACTTTAGTTTTACCATTTGCAGGAGTAAATTCTTGAATACGTTTTTGAGGAAATTCACTTTCTTCCCATATTTTACGTTTTACGATAAAGAATTTTACATCAATATTATCAACTGGTACTCCAAATTGTTCACTAAAGTATGTTTTATATAGTAGAATTTGGAATTGTTTTAATTCATCTTTCTTTTCTTTATCTCCCCACCCACGTGTACTCGTTTTTATATCGTATATAACGAACTCATCAGTTGGTTCATGATACATTACTAAATCAATAAATCCGTTGAAATAAAGGTTGTTATAGCGTTTATCTGGTGTAATTACAATTGGAATCTCGATTCCAACTAAATGCCAACCTCTTGAACTAAAGTATTCACTTCTACGTTTCTTAACAAAGTTTATAATAGCAACTCCATCATCAAAAAATTCTCTCATTACTTCAGGATCGCTGAAGTGGATTTTCTTGTTGTTTTGATATTCTTTTGAATATACTTCTCTAAATTTATCCTCAAAATATGATTCTAGATCAATTCTATCTGCTGCGGCTCCTGATTCATTATAAACAACACTTAAGTAATGTTGTAATGTTTCATGAATTGCAGTTCCAAATACAGTATTGATAGATGGAGAATATACTTTATGTCCATCTCTGTATTGTAATGCCCATTTTTTAGGGCAAGACAAATACATTGACAATTGAGAGTAAGATATGCTCTTATGAAATGCGTAGTTTATTTCAAGAGGTTTATAGTTCTTTATATGTTTAAGAACTTCAGGCAGCTTAGTTTTAGCCATACTATTTTTTCCACATTCCGTTTTGTACTATCTGAGCGATAATACCATAATTGGTAATGTCTCTATAACTGTCAGTTGTAGATTCATCTGCTACTCGATTTTCTTTACCTAGCAAAACTAGATTTTTTAGACGATTCATTTTATCGTTCATTCGAATCCAAACAGCGGTTAATGAAAGTTTCTTTTCATCTTGAGTTTCAAGACGTGTACCCATAGAAATGTTATCTAAACCATAGTCTAGCATTTTTCCAGCAAACAATTCATATTGTTCTTTAAGAATTTTTTTATACTCCCTAGCAATTTCTGGGTATTCTTCTTCCATTTGTTGGATAACTGTTTTTTCTGTGGCCATTATTTTTTAGGTTTAGTGATTAAAGATTCTAAAGCATTAAGTCGAGAATTAATTTCTCTTCTATCTTCAGCCATTACTTGATAAATGTTCTGTGATGTACTATCAATTTGCCTATAAGTATTACTATGCATATCATAATAATCACGATTCATCTGTTCAAATTGTTTGTTTAACTTGTACACCTTAATTGTAGCCATAATGAATATGGTAACTAGTGCTAGAGCTATTAATGTAAGTGCTCCAAATGTAAATGATAAGATTTCCATAATTTTATTTAATTAGTTTTTTAATTTCTTTTTCGTCAATTCCCTTAGTAGTTAAAATATTTTCTAACCATTTTTTATCGGTTAATGAAATATATTCATCTGCTTCACTTACAGAACATTCAAAATATTCTGCTACGTGTTGAGCTACTTCAGGTGAAGCCTTTTTAGTATTTGATTTGATATAAGCTGAGTATGTGTTTTTAGATTGTGGAATCATAAAACAATATACTTCATATATCTTTTTAGGTTCTTTTATATTTAATCCTTGAACATAATTTACAACCTCAATATACTTAGGATTCATACTTAGGAAACGATGAATCATATAGTTGTTAAATTGTTTTTGCTGTTCGGGATTAAATGAATCCCATGACGGTTTAGTGTCAATGATTGCTTTTATCCAATCAAATACCGAAAACGACTTATTTTGTTTTGTTGTACTCTTCATATTCTTCTCTAATCTCTCTAGGTAACAATTCAGTTAAGATTTTACCTTCTTTGTTTACAAATACTGGAATAGGAATAATTGCATCCTCACTTGTACCTGTTAAAAATTTACTAATTTTTCTTAATACAGTTGCTTCATAGAATACTTGATTTCCATCAGCGTCTGTAATTGG